AAAGCACTTACGGGACCGACTCTTCACCGACTGGTAGCAGCAACGCGATCCTGGTGCGCAACCTCGAGATCCAGCCGCTGGTTGCCGATACGGTGAACCGTGATCTGGTGCGGCCTTACATGGGCCAATCCGATCAACTGTTGGCCAAAACCAGGGTTGAAGTCAGCTTCGAGGTTGAGCTGGCTGGCTCCGGTACAGCTGGCACCGCTCCGGCATATGGCCCGGTGCTGCGCAGTTGCGGCTTGAGCGAGACATTGGTCACCAGCACCAGCGCCACCTATGCGCCCGAGAGCAGCGGCTTTGAGAGCTGCACCATCCACTATCACGAAGACGGCATCCGCCACAAGCTGACGGGCTGCCGCGGCACGTTTGAACTGTCCGCTGAAGTGGGCGCGATCCCTTCGATCGCATTCACAATGACCGGCATCTACAACGCGCCGACCGACGAGACGCTGCCCACCCCGACCTACGCCAACCAGGCGACACCGCTGCTGTTCAAGGAAGGCAACACCACCAGTTTCTCGGCGTTCTCCTACAGCGGTTGCCTGCAGTCCTACAACTTCTCGATAGCAAACGATGTCATCTATCGCGAGCTGGTCGGTTGCTCCAAGGAGATTCTGATCACTAACCGGGCACCCAGTGGCACCGTCGTCATCGAGGCGCCGACCATTACAGCGAAAGACTTCTTCGCTATCGCCACTGGCAGCAGCACTGGCAGCATCACTTTCCAGCACGGCACTACTGCCGGCAACAGATGCACGGTGACCACCGCGCAGTCTGACCTGGGCAACCTGACCTACAGCGATCAGGATGGCGTGCAGATGCTTAATATGCCTTTCATTGCCGTGCCGACCAGCTCGGGCAATGATGAGCTGTCCCTTGCTTACACCTAAACCGCGTGGCATTCGTCCTCAAGCAGTCTGATTCCTACATTTGGCCGGTCACCTTCGACATCCCTGTCGATGGCGGCCGGCATGAGCGGCAAACATTTGATGGCGAGTTCAAGCGCCTGCCACAGAGCAAGATCGGCCCGATGGTGGCCGAGTTGCAAAAGCTTGAGGATTTGGGTGAGCTGGAGCGCATCACCGAGATCTCGGCTGATGTGCTGGTCGGCTGGTCGGGTGTGACCGGCGACGACGGCAAGGAGATTCCCTATAGCCAGAAGGCGCTCGGGCAGTTGCTTGAGGTGCCCTTCCTGGCGGTGGCCGTGTTGAAGGCCTACATGGACAGCATCAAGGGAGCCAAGAGAAAAAACTGACAGAGGCCGCCGAGCATTGGGCCGGTGGCGGCGTCAAAGATGACAGCCAAGACGATGCCGTCATTCTTGGGGTAGAGCTGCCAGAGCAACCCCGCACTGATGACTTTGAGGTATGGGAGGAGAACTGGCCGGTGGTTGAGATGTTCCTACGAGTGCAGACGCAGTGGCGCACGACCATGAGTGGTGTGCTGGGGTTGGACTATGGGGCACTAGCTTGGCTGTTTATGATGTATGAAGTACAAGACCAGCGCGAGCTCCTGGAGGACCTGCAGGTGATGGAAGCAGCGGCGATGGTCACGATCAACAGCAGGAGCAGCTGACATGGCGATGAACATGGATGCCATGCTTCGCATCAAGGCTGACGTCCAAGGCGAGAACAACATCCGCCGGCTTGGCAATTCCATGCAGGGCCTACAGGGTCAGGCAAAGAACGCTGCTCTGGGATTCAACAGCCTTAAGGGCGCAGTGGCGGGCTTTGGGGCGGCCATTGCTGGCAGCGCACTGGTGGCAGGCCTGAGCGCGGTTGTGAAGAAGTCGATTGATGCAGGCGATGAGCTGTTCAACCTACAAGCCAAGACCGGCGTGGCGGCTAATGCGCTGATTGGCATTGGCAACGCAGCCAAGCTGGCCGACGTGGACGTTGGCACTTTGGGCAAGGGACTGACCAAGCTCAACGTGAACTTGGTCAAAGCGGCCGAGGGCAACGATGACCTGGCGCGGAAGTTTCAGGCTTTGGGTGTCAACGTCAAGGACGCAAATGGCCAGGTGGTGCCGGCCGATAAAGCGCTGAAGCAGATTGCTGATCGTTTTGCCGACATGCCGGACGGTGCGCAGAAGGCGGCCGCAGCGGTAGCACTGTTTGGCAAGTCTGGCGCTGATCTAATTCCGTTGCTGAACGAAGGCGCGGCCAGCATGGAGAAGTTTAGTTACAAAGTGGGCGAGGACTTTGCTGCCCGCTCTGATCTGTTTAACGACACCATTACCGAGTTCGGCATCAAGACCCAAGGCTTTGGACTTGAGTTGACCGATGCGTTGCTGCCGGCGTTGCAGTCAATTCTTGAAGTGTTTGGCGACCTCTTTAACACTGAGCAAGACTGGTCCTCGTTGTTTGATGTTATCAAACTTGGCATCCGCCTTGTTGCCAGTGCGATCTTTGTCACCATCAAGCTGATTGATGTGCTAATCAAAAATGCAGTAGCTGCATTTCAAGCAATCAGCAAGGCACTGCAGGGAGATTTTGCGGGAGCTGGTGAGATATTTGCTAACAGAATTAGTAATTTTGTTGAACAAGCCAAGAGCGACTTTGCTCAGCTCCAAAAAATCTTTACCGATGCCCCATCTCCTGGGACGGGCAGGCGCACAGGTGGCCGCAACTTGGAGCTTGATACCAGTAGCGCCGATGCAAAAGCGGCAGCAGCAGCTCGCAAAGCAGCTGCTGAGGCTAAGCGCGCAGCCACTGAACAGGAGCGCTTGCTTGAGCAGCGCGCCACCTTGACGCAAAAGGCAATCGGCCTGCAAGATCAACTGCGCAACAGCATTGCAGATGTGGTGGCGGCCTATGAGGGCGTTGGCGCATCGGCTACCGATCAACTGTTTTTGGATCGCAACGAAGCGATCACTGAGAACGATCGGCAGGTTAAGGCGCTTACGTTGAGTGTGGTTGAGTTAGCGCGTGAAGTCAATGCAGCCGGTGGCTCATTGGACGTCAAACCGTTTGCGGATTTAATTGACCGTTTGTCAGCTGCCAACGTGGCGCTGGCGGATCAAAATTATCTACAAGGCTTGAAGGATCTCCTGCCCAGCGTCGCCGAATACGACGCCAAGATTGCTGAGGTAGTGCGCGGCAAGACAGAGCTAACCGAAGTAGAAAAACTGAATGCTGAAATCAACCTGCTGCAGTTGGACATTATTGCCCAGACGAATCCAGTCTATGCCGAACACATCCGCCTGCTGCGCGAGCGCGCTACAGCGCTTGATGCTGCGACCGCAAAACAAAAAGCTGACAGCGAGTCGATCGGCGAAGGCATCAAAGGGAAACTTCAGGAGTATTACAACAGCGTCAAGGATCTTGGCGGCGCTATCGGCGATGCCGTGGTTAGCGGTTTGCAGGGGCTTGAGGATCAGCTGACGGCCTTCGTCACCACTGGCAAGGCTAATTTCAAGGAGTTGGCGGCCAGCATTCTGAAGGACCTGGCGCGCATTGCAATCCGCGCTGCGATCATCGCGCCGATTGTGAAAGCACTTGGCGGTTTGTTCCCCGGCTTCAAGTTTGCAAATGGCGGCATCATGACCGGCGATGGGCCTGTGCCGCTTAAGAAGTACGCCTCGGGAGGCATCGCCAACTCCCCTCAGCTGGCGCTCTATGGCGAGGGGTCCAAGCCCGAGGCTTATGTACCCCTCCCGGATGGCCGGCGCATCCCTGTGGCGATGCAGGGCGGCGGTGGTGGCAATACCAGCGTGGTGGTCAACGTCGATGCCAGTGGCAGTAGCGTTCAAGGTGACAGTGGCCGTGGCGAGCAACTCGGTCGCGTCATCTCTCAGGCAGTGCAGGCAGAATTGATTAAACAGAAGCGGCCTGGCGGCCTGTTGATGGCGTAACTCATGGCAACCTTCACCTATACCCCAAGTTTTGAAGCGACCGAGGCCAGCAAACCGCGGGCGCGAAAGTTTCAGGCAGGCGACGGCTATGAGCAGCGGATCCGCTTTGGCCTCCATACTGACCCAAAAGAGTGGACGCTCCAGTTCTCTAACCGCACCGACACCGAGCGCGACAACATCACAGCATTTTTGGATGCGCGCGGTGGAGTCGAATCATTTGACTGGACGCCGCCCCGCGGCAGCGCAGGTAAATATGTTTGCGAGGAGTGGCAAACCACGCTCAGCAACTGCAACAACAATCAGATCCGCGCCACCTTCCGCGAGGTGTTTGAGCCGTGACGGTTCCTGTTTCTGATCTTCAGGCGATTGCTCCCAGTGCCGTCATTGAGTTGTTCGAGCTGGAGTTGAACACCACGCAGCACAGCACCAACGATCTTTACCGCTTTCACGCAGGTACAAGTCTGGCGAACAACGGTCAACTTGTTTGGAATGCCAACAGCTACGATCGTTTCCCCATCGAGGCCGAAGGTTTTGAGTACAGCGGCAATGGTCAGTTGCCACGACCTAGGATCAAATGCAGCAACATCCTCGGCACGATCACAACCCTGTTATTGAATCTGCCTGATGGGTTGGAAGGCGCAAAGCTGACGCGCATTCGCACCCTGGCGCGCTACATCGACGGCGCCAATTTCCCCGGTGGTACGAATCCCTACGGCAGTCCTGATCCCACGGCTGAGTTCCCGCGTGAGATCTATTACATCGATCGCAAGACTGTTGAAACCCGCGACGTGGTGGAGTTCGAGTTGGCTGCCGCGTTCGACTTAGCTGGTGTGCGTGCGCCTAAGCGTCAGTGCATCGCCAGCATCTGTCAGTGGATCTACCGCTCAACCGAGTGCAGCTATACCGCCAGCACTTATTTCGATGAGAACGACAGTCCGGTGCCAACGGCCGGTGCTGATGTATGCGGCAAACGGCTGAGCAGTTGTCAGCGCAGGTTCGGGACGACTGCCGAGCTTCCATTTGGATCGTTCCCAGGCGTCGGGACTTACTTCACATGAGCTGGCGCGACGCAGCACTTGAGCACGCAAAGGCCGAGGACCCCCGCGAAGCCTGCGGCCTGGTGGTGGTCATTAAGGGCCGCCGGCGTTACTGGCCCTGCCAGAACCTTTGCACCGGCTCCGACCAGTTCATCCTGTCTCCGAACGACTATGCCACCGCAGAGGACGCCGGAGAGATCATCGCGGTGTTCCATAGCCACCCAGTTACGCCGCCCATACCCAGCGGTCCAGACCTTGTGGCGTGCGAGAACAGCGGACTGGCGTGGCACATCGTGAATCCGAAGACCGAGGCATGGGGCGGCTGCAAGCCATCGGGCTACAAGGCGCCGCTGATCGGCCGCGAATGGGCATGGGCTGTCACCGACTGCTGGACACTGGCGCGCGACTGGTGGGGCGAGCATGGCCTGCAGCTGCCGGATTGGGAACGGCCGCTGACGCCGCAGGACTTTGAGATGGCGCCGATGTTTGACGACTGCTGGAAGGCTGCAGGATTCAGCGAGCTGGACGATGAGGATGAGCTGGAGGTGGGTGATGCGCTGCTGATGAGCATCAGCGGCCCGGGGCTGAACCATGTGGGCGTCTATATCGGCGACGGCCTGGTTCTGCATCACATCCGCGGACGGCTGAGCAGTCGCGACCTTTATGGCGGCTGGCTCCAAAAATGCACCGGCCGAAGGCTGCGGCATCCTGAGTTCACTACGATGGGTGGAGGCTGAGGCGAGCCATGCTGCGCAAGATTCGGGTTTATGGGCGGCTGGCAAAGTTTCTAGGCCGGCGCGTGTTTCAAGCTGAAGTGGCCACGACCGCCGAAGCAGTGCGTTTCCTGGTGACCAATTTTCCGCAGTTGGAACGGCACATGATTGACCAGCATTACCGGGTAAGTCTTGGCAGCCACGACCTAACGCTTGACGAGTTACATGATCCAGCCGGCCAGCAGGAGATCAAAATTGTGCCCGTGCTGGCAGGTGCCGGTGTGGTAGGGCGGATCATTGCTGGGGTGGCGCTATTGGCCGTTGGTTTTTTAGTCCCTGGCATTGGGGCATTGGGTGTTCAGCTGATTGTGGGCGTTGGTGCTGCGTTGGTGCTTGGTGGGGTGGCGCAGTTGTTGACGCCTGTGTCTCAGTCCTATGCGGGTGGAGCCAGTGGAACAGATAGCGAAAAAGACCCTCGAAAGTCTTACAGTTTTTCTGGCATCCAAAACACCTCACGCCAAGGCGTGCCGGTGCCCATCGTCTACGGAGAAACCTTGGTTGGTTCCGTTGTGATCAGTGCCGGCGTTGATACCGTGCAGGTGACAGCATGAGCAGGATCGTCGGTGCTGGTGGCGGTGGTGGGTGCTTTCTAGGGCACACGTTGGTTCGGGTCCCCGATGGGCAGCGGCGCATTGATGAGCTGCAACCTGGCGATCTGGTGCTCAGTTTTGACGACAGGGGCACTGTTCACCAAGCGCAAGTGCTGAAGGTTCACGTCCACGAAGGCGAGCGGGTGATCCGTTACGCCCTTTGGGGCGGCGCGGTGCTCGATGCCACGCCCAACCATTGGGTGCTCAACCAGTTCAACGCCTTCGTCGAGATCGACACATTCGGCGCCGACGATTGCCTGGTGGATGAGAACGGCCACCTGCGGCCGATTGTGGACAAGGCCGACCTGTGCATCGGCACGGTTTACAACCTCACCGTGGAAGGTCACCACACCTTCATTGCCGGCGGGATTCGAGTCCACAATGCTGGTTTGGGTTTGGGCATTGTCGGCGCTGGTGGCGGCGGCGGCGGGGGCGGGGGCAAAGGCGGCGGCGGTGAGCAACGCACACCGACCGAAGCAAGCGATAATCTCAACAGCACTCAGTACGCCAACCTAGTTGACTTGATTAGCGAAGGTGAGATTGAGGGATTGAAAGATGGTCATAAGTCAATTTTTATTAACAACACGCCGCTGCAAAATGCTGACGGTAGTTATAACTTTCAAAACGTCACCGTCTATACGCGCAACGGCACGCAAGCTCAGACATACATCCCGATTGCTTCCGAGGTTGAGGACGAGAAACCAGTTGGCGTGCAAGTACAACAGGCCACTCCGGTGGTCCGCAGTATTACTGACTCCAATATCAACGCCGCACGAGTTACGATTACCGTACCCCAACTACAGCTATTTACTGATCAAGGCGACATTGAAGGCACCAGCGTGCAGTTGCAAATTGCTGTGCAATACAACTCAGGTGGCTACACCACGGTGGTCGACGACACAATCGCCGGCCGCACTGCCGATTCTTATCAGCGCGACTACCTAGTCAACTTAAGTGGTGCGTTTCCGGTAAACATCAAAGTCATACGCCTTACAGCAGACAGCAGCAGCGCCAAGCTTGTTAATGCTTTTAACTGGACTAGCTATACGGAAATCGTCTACGCCAAACTGCGCTACCCCAACAGCGCATTGGTGGCAATTCGTGTTGATGCGGAACAATTCAGCAGCATTCCCAACCGTTCGTACCTGGTGCGCGGCATTAAGGTGCGCATCCCCAATAACGCCACAGTGGACTCCACTAACGGGCGATTGACTTACAGCGGCGTGTGGTCAGGCACGTTCGGGGCTGCCGCGTGGACAACAGACCCGGCTTGGATTTTGTTTGACTTGCTCACGTCCACCCGCTACGGGTTTGGTGATCACATTCAGACTACACAGTTGGATAAGTGGGCTTTTTACTCCGCCTCGCAATACTGCGGTGAACTGGTACCTGATGGCTTTGGCAGTTTTGAGCCTCGCTTTAGTTGCAACATCAACATTCAAACGTCCGAACAGGCATACAAGCTGATCAACGACATGTGCTCGGTGTTCCGGGCCATGCCGTATTGGAGCACCGGCGCTCTCACAGTTAGTCAAGACAAGCCGGCAGATACCAACTACTTGTTTACGTTGGCGAACGTTTCTGAAGACGGTTTTAGCTATCAAGGCAGTAGTCGCAAGACTCGCCCCACAGTGGCAGTGGTCAGCTACCTGGATCTCAACACTCGCGATATTGCTTATGAGGTGGTTGAGGACCAACCCGGCATTAGCAAGTACGGCGTAATCAAGACCGAGATTTCGGCCTTTGCCTGCACTAGCCGCGGCCAAGCAAGCCGTATCGGTGATTGGTTGCTGTACTCCGAGCGATATGAGTCGGAGGTGGTGACCTTTACGGCCAGCATCGATGCTGGCGTGGTAGTGCGGCCGGGCCAGATCATTGAAGTAAGCGACCCGACTCGCGCGGGCAATCGCCGCGGGGGCCGCATCAATGCCGCAACCATCAACAGCGTGACGGTGGACGATGCAACAGGGTTAGCGGTTGCTCCAACGGCCACCCTGTCGGTCATCCTCCCCACTGGCGCTGTTGAGAGTCACGGCATCACCAGCGTGATTGGCAACGTGATCAGCTTGGCCACGCCATTAAGCACCGCGCCAAATGCTAATAGCATCTGGATTTTTGAGACCAGCAACATCCAGACCTCCACCTGGCGGGTGCTCACCGTCAGTGAGCAAGAGGGAGCCCAGTACGCGATCAGCGCGCTGGCCTACAACGCCTCGAAATACGAGTACATCGAACGGGGTGCGGAACTGCAACCACGGGACGTCACCGACCTAAACGTGATTCCGGTGGCACCGACCAATCTCCAGGCCACTGAGACGCTCTATGAACTCAACGGGCGGGCATTGGCCAAGCTGATTATCAGCTGGCAATCCGTGGTGGGGGTGAATGAATATCGCGTGCGCTGGCGGCCGCAAAACGGCAACTGGACCAGCAGCAGACAGGCGCGCCCCGATTACGAAATCCTCGACACCACAGCTGGGGTCTATGAGGTGCAGGTTTATAGCCTCAACGCAGGCCTGCGGCAATCGGTGGAGCCGGCCAGCCTGACAGTGCAGGCTTTCGGTAAGACCGCCCCGCCGGTGGCAGTGGCTGGCCTGTCGTTAATCCCGATCGATGGGGCTAGCGCCATCCTTAGTTGGGACCGCGCAACAGAACTTGACGTATTGCTTGGCGGCAAGGTGCTGATCCGCCACAGCGTGCTGCTGGCCGGCGCGCTGTGGGAGGAGAGCCAAGAGATCGTGGCCGCTGCAGCTGGTAGCCAGACACAGAAGCAAGTGCCGCTGCTCGAGGGGACCTATCTGGTCAAGTTCGAGGATGACGGCGGCAACCGTTCGCTGACCGCTAGCAGTGTGATCGTGGATCTCCCGACGCCGCAACCACGGCTGTTGGTGCAGACCTACGCCGAAGAGACCGAGACGCCGCCCTTCAACGGCAATTACACCGACATGTTTTATGTGGCGAGCCTGGCGGAAGCAGGTGGAGCCAGTGGCATCATCCTGAGCACCGGCTTGGCCATCGATGATATGGCCACCGACGGCAACTGGGATGGTCTGCCATCGATCGACAGCGTGGGTGGTGTGCTGAGCGAGGGCGAGTATGAGTTCGGCAGCACCTACAGCTTCCCTGGCATCTTTGACTGCAACCTGCGCCGACGATTGGTCACCCTGCCTTACCTGCCGGGCGATTTCTGGGATGACAAGACCGCCGACATCGATACTTGGGATTTTATCGACGGCACCGGCGGCGATCGGGTCAATGCGCTGACCTATGTGCGCACCACGCAGGATGATCCCAGCGGCAGTCCAACCTGGAGCACCTGGCGCGAGTTTGCAAACGCGATCGTGCGCGGCCGCGGCTTCCAGTTCAAAACTCAAGCCACCAGCACTGACGAGGCGCAGAACATCCTGATCGAGGAGCTGGGCGCAGAAATGGAGTTGCAGCAACGCACCGAGCAATCAGCGACGCTGACAAGTGGAGCGGGGACCTACACAGTCACCTTCACCAATGCCTTTTTTGAAGCACCTAGTGTCGGCGTGACTGGCTTCAACATGGCAACCGGTGACTTCTTTGCGGTGTCTTCCGTGACGCGGACCGGTTTTCAGGTAACCTTTAGGAACAGTGCAGGCAGTGCCGTGAGCCGCCAGTTCACCTACACAGCCATCGGGTTCGGGAGGCAGATCTAAGACATGGCTCAGCACGACTACAATCTGGCCAACCAATCTGGCCTCGCTTTCAGGCAAGACCTGAATAACGCGCTGTCGGCGATCGTCAGCCAGAACAGCGGAGCATCAGCGCCCAGCACCACTTTTGCTTATGAATGGTGGGCGGATACCACCACAGGGCTTCTGAAGCTGCGCAATGCGGCAAACAGCGCCTGGATCACGATCGGCACATTGGCCAGTACCAACCTTGGCCTGGCGCCCGTGGCCTCACCCAGCTTCACCGGCACGGCTACGTTCGCGGGTGATGTGCTTATGAGCGGCACCGGCGTTCTGGATCTTCCGGTGGGCACCACGGCCGAGCGGCCTGGATCACCTAACTCGGGCATGATCCGGTTCAACACCACGCTTACCCAATTCGAGGGTTACAACGGCACGGCATGGTCAAGCGTGGGCGGCGGTGCGACGGGCGGTGGTGCTGACACCGTTTTCTTTGAGAACAGTCAGACCGTAACGACCAACTACACTCTGACCACCAACAAGAACGCAGTGACAGCTGGCCCAATCACGGTAAACTCTGGGGTAACCGTCACGATTCCGTCCGGCTCTAGCTGGGTGGTGGTGTAAGTCATGCCAATTTCAATCGCTGGCTCTGGAACCATCACCGGCATCTCGGCAGGTGGGTTGCCTGACGACTGCATCACAACGGCGGAGATTGCTGCCAACGCTGTTACCACCGCCAAGCTTGGTTCCGCTGAACAATCGGGCCTGTGCAAAGCCTGGGTGAACTTCAACGGCACAGGCACCGTGGCGATCCGCGCTAGCTACAACGTGAGCAGCATTACGGATAATGGGACTGGGGACTATACGGTGAACTTCACGACTGCAATGGCGGATGCGAATTATTGCACAAATGTTTCTGGTATAGAAGGTGCAGCAGGTGGAACTGTTTCTAAAATTGGCAATGCTGCACCTTACACATCAAGTGCTGTGCGTGTTACCTATAACGCCGCAGGTGGTGCTGCATTTGACGTGTCCATTGCCTGTGTATCCATCTTCCGCTAACCCATCATCATGAAACGAATCATCTACCAATCCGAATCTGGCGGTGTTGCCGTCATCATCCCCACCGAGTCAGTTGAGCTGGCGCTGAAGGATGTCCCCGAAGGTGTCCCCTACGAGATTGTCGAAGAAGCTGACATCCCCAGCGACCGCACATTCCGTGGCGCCTGGGTCATGGGTGACTACTGCATTGAGCACGACCTGGGCCAGTGTCGCGTCATTGGCCACCAGATGCGCCGCATCCAACGCAACGCAGAGTTCGCCCCGTTTGACGAGATTATCGCCAAGCAGATCCCAGGTGCAGACGCGCTTGCAGCAGAAGAGGCCCGTCAGGCGATCCGCGAGAAATACACCTTGATTCAAGACGCCATCGACGTTGCTGAGACCCCTGACACCATCAAACTCGCCCTGGAGGCAAACCAATCATGAGCCCAGTACGTCTCAACGGTTCAACATCGGGTTACACCGAACTTGATGCCCCGGCCGTGGCGGGCAATAACAACATTAAGTTGCCCACGGGTAACGGCAGTGCCTATCAAGTGGTGCGCAACGGTGCCACCGCAGGGTCGCTGGAGTTCACCGACAAGATCGTCAGCGGCACAGCAGTTGCTAGCACCAGTGGCACCAGCATTGACTTCACCGGCATTCCAAGCTGGGTGAAGCGTGTGACGGTGATGTTTGACCAAGTGTCAACTAACGGTACAAGTAACCCAATAATTCAACTAGGAACTTCTGGAGGCATTCAGGCTACAAATTACCGAGGTCTTGCAGCATATGTAACAGGCGCAGGTGCGCAAACAGCTACCCAAATAACAACTGGATTTGTTATTTGGAATTTTAACAACACAGCGGCGGCAGTAGGGCAGGGTTCCGCTATTTTTAACATACTAGATTCTGCAACTGGAATTTGGACTATGCAATCTTGTACAGCAAGGAGCGATACTAATTGGGTTAGTTACGCTGCGGGGTCTAAAACTCTTTCCGGCACCCTAGACCGCGTTCGCATCACCACCGTGAACGGCACCGACACGTTTGACGCCGGGTTGATCAACATCCTTTACGAGTGATCCGATGAGCACACTTTCTACAACCAATCTCAAGAACCCCAGCTCAGGCAGCAACAACATTGTGCTGGGCACTGATGGCAGCGTCACAGTAGGGACCATTACCGGCACTTCAGTCAGGGGTGGCATTACCAGCGGCACTGCTGTTGCCTCAACTAGTGGCACGGCGATTGACTTTACTAGCATTCCGTCTTGGGTGAAGCGCGTGACGGTGATGTTTAACGGGGTTAGTACAAATGGGACAAGTGCTTTTCAGGTTCAGCTTGGAACATCGTCTGGAATTGAAACAACCGGATATAACGCAACTACAGGTGTTGTTGCAGGTGCGTATGTGGGGGCCGCTGGAACGGCTACTGCAACAACAGGTTTTGTATTGGAATACAACAATCAAGTTGCTGCTTCTTTAATGTCGGGCCATCTTTTATTGACAACAATTTCCTCTAACACTTGGGTTGCCAGTGGAATAATTGGCAGCAGTTCGGGGACGCAGGTATATTTATTTTCAGGCAATAAAGCCACAGCATCAACCCTAGATCGCGTTCGCATCACGACGGTCAACGGTACGGATACATTTGATGCGGGCAGCATCAATATCCTTTACGAGGGCTAATCATGGAACGCATCGAGATCAACGTTATCACCGGCAAGCAAGTCACCATCCCCCTCACCGAAGAGGAGATTCTGGAGATTGAGTCGCGCCCAGAACCTGAGCCACCGGTTGAACTGACACCTGCTGAGAAGTTGGCAGCGTCTGGGTTGGCCGTGGATGAGTTGAAGGAACTCCTCGGTCTTAGCTGATGGCAGTCCGCGCAAAGGCTGGTGCAGCACACATCAGCCACCAGCCGGGGCCACCGAAGACAACCAGCATCGGCTACGGCGCGCGCAGTCGGCCGCGCCGTCGCGGTAAGAAGCCTCTGCGGGGGCAAGGTCGGTAGAATAGGTCCATGATCGAGGTCATCGCTGCTATTGCTGGGGCATCGATCTCCGTTGCGGCCATGGGCGCAATGGGCTTTACCAAGCGCAACGATGAAGCCCGCGATGCCGTCATCCGTCTGACTGCTGCAGTGGAGCACATCGCCACGCAGCTCGAGGTGATGCACACCGACATCCGTGCCGATCGGAAGGAGACCTTCTCACGGCTGAATGGCGTCGAGCAGCGCGTCGCTACCCTTGAGGCAAGGCCGCACAACTGACATGGATCGGATCGCTGACTACATCGCCCTTGTGGTGGCCATCCACGGCTTGGCGCTGGTGATCGTCAACATCACCCCCACACCAAAGGACAACGAAGCGCTGGGTGGTCTGTCCCGCATGGTGGTGAAGCTTTACCGCGCCATCGAGATCCTTGCCGGCATCGTGTCCCCCCTCGCCAAGCGTTGAGCAATGGCCAACGCAGCGCCGATCACACTTGAGCAGCTGTTTCGCTTCTATCGCGGGCTTCCGCATCAAGCTGCAGCGATCCAGATCCTGGAGCAGGACCTGGCCGTCAACGGTTACGCAGCAGCGATGCGGCGCGATCGGGCATGGTTCAACATCTGGAGTCAGGATGGCAAGCAGGCCGATCTGGCTGCGGCCCTGAAGCTGATCAAGGACTTTGAAGGCTGCCACCTTGAAGCGTATCCAGACCCGCTGAGTGGCGGTGATCCTTGGACGATTGGCTACGGGACGACACGCTATCAAGATGGCCGGCGCGTCAGTCCTGGCGACAAGATCAACGCCATCGAGGCCGATCTGCTGCTCCGCCAGGAGGTGGACCGCATCGCCGAGAAGCTGCGCGCCACCGTGCCCTACTGGGTGCAGATGACAGACAATCAGAAGTGCGCGCTGATTTCCTTTGCCTACAACCTCGGCTCGGGGTTCTACGGCACCACCGGCTTCGAGACAATCAGCCGGGAGTTACGCGAAAAGGATTGGGCTGCGGTGCCCGATGCCCTGCTGCTCTACCGCAACCCTGGCAGCAACGTGGAAGTAGGACTCAAGCGTCGTCGCATTGCCGAGGGTGACATCTGGGGCCGTCAGAAGCCGGTCTCTGCCATGTTCACCCCTGAGTCGCCTTTCAGCTTCAAGATCACCCCACACGTCACCTATGGCGAGTTCGCGCTTGGCCAGGAGGCGCGGCGCTTTCATCACCAGCACCAATGCGACACCGCGGTGAAGCTGGCGCAGTTCCTCGAGAAAGTCCGCACCCAGTTCGGCGGCAAACCGATCACGATCACCTCGGGTTACAGGCCAGCAGCAATCAACCGGCAGGTAGGTGGCGCCTCAAACAGTGAGCACCTCTACAACGCGATCGGCGTCGGTGCGGTGGACTTCAACATCATCGGCGCCGACATCAACGCGGTGCAAACCTGGTGTGACAAAAACTGGCCATACAGCCTGGGCTACGGCGCACCGAAGGGCTTCGTCCATCTCGGCATCCGCCAGGGCAGTCCTAGGCTCCGATGGGAGTATTGAGCCTGCATGATCATTCCAGACCACGAGATCGCCCGCCTTTGTCAGCAGGCGGCGATGGTGCTGCCATACAACCCCGACCTGCAAAACCCCGCCAGCCTTGATGTGTTGCTTGGCGATCGCTTGATGATCGAAGTTGACGAGCGCCCCGAGTTGCAGATCCTCGGCATCAGCCACCACACGCAGGCGGACCCGTACTGGCTGGCGCCGGGTGAGTTCTGCCTAGCCGAGACCCAGGAAATCTTCAACCTGCCCGACCACATCGCGGCGCAGTTCGTGCTCAAGTCCAGCCGTGCCCGCGAAGGCTTGGAGCACCTGCTCGCTGGCTATTGCGACCCAGGCTGGCATGGCAGCCGGTTAACGCTAGAGCTTCAGAACGCGCGCCGGTTCCACAACATCGCGCTATGGCCTGGCATGAAGATCGGCCAGATGGTATTCCACCTGATCAGCGGCACACCAGAGCGCACCTACCGCGAAACTGGCCGCTATAACGGCGACCTAGGTGTGACTGCCAGCCGAGGCTAATTCCCGCATCCGATAGATCCGCGCCGGCGCTTCGGCCGGATCATCCAACGGGATCATCCGGTACTCATCAACGCCGTGGATCTCGGCCCAATGCTGCGCAGCAAGGTGGGTGGTAAAGGGACCAACGTGCCAGGGGCCAAGGTCCAAGATGTAGGTCATTTCAGGTTGGGGTTGCGTTCGGCAGCGGTAAGGCTGGGGTGGTCGTCGTCGTCGTCATCCTCGGGCAGATCGTCCGGGATGTCGTCATATTCGGGATCGAGTTGAGGGCGGCTCATGCGGCGAAGGCCTCAACCTGCTGGCGGTTATACCAGCGGTCACCGTTGCCGGCGCGCTCCACAATTAGCAGCGAGCCCCAGAACTCGATCATCTCGTTAAGGGTCAGGCCGGCGTTGTCAAGGATCTGAATGGCGGCGGCAGCGTGGATGAGCATCGGTCGGTTGCGGTTGATGTGTGAACTATACACCGCAGACAGCGCACTATGCCGGACAAGAGTGGCCCGTTCACAATCCGTCACACCCAAGGCGATCCGGTCGCGTCCGTTACCGTTGGCCAAGCGGCGGTCATCCCATGCGGGCTCACATCGTCGAGATCACCGCCAAGGTCGTTGTCCGCTCAGACACCGACCCGGATCAGCTGCCCGCTGACATTTATAGCCAAATCTCTGAGTTTATCCGTAACGAGACCGACATCCTCGACCTTTC